TGGTGCGATTCCTCTACGATGTCCGCGGTACGAATAAGAAGCTCTACCGTGAACGAGCCATGCGCCGCGCGAGTTTTCATGCCGGCCGTAAGTGGCACCACGATGTCCACGAGAACCTGCTGCTGCTTGCTGGCGACAAGCACATGGACTTAAACGATCCGGTCTGGGTCCACGCACCGCTTGAGGTCAAGCGAGAGAACCGCACGCGCAATCTGCGAATACTGCGCAACTCGGTTCGCGACACGGCCGCGCAGTATTTCTATCTGCACCAAGAGCACTACTGCTCGGGCAACTACAAGGCCGCGGAGGAGTTCGCGAAGATTGCGATCTCGATGCCGAACCTGATGGACTCGTTTAAGTACGAGGCGCTGCTGAACTTGGCACGGTGCTGCGGCAATCATCGCGACGCCATCCGCTACTGCCTAGAGGCGCACGGCGTGTTTCCCTGGTGTCGCGAGGCGCTGACCTCGCTGGTGCTGCTCTACTTCGAGAAGCAGGACAAGGAACGCGCCTTTTACTGGGCCGAGCAGGCACTGCTACGACCGGAGCCGCCAGACGAGATCCGGCCGTGGACGCACGAGGCCAAGCATTACGGCTGGTATGGCATTGATCTGGCCGCGCGTGCAGCGCGATACGCCGGCAAGATGGAGCGTGCGGCTGAGTTGCAGGCCATGTTTCACAATCACTCGCGGCCGACGATCTCGCTGATCCATGCGACCCGCGGTCGATCCAGCAAGGCAGTCGCGTGCCGTGAGGCGTTCCTGCAAAGCGCATTCAATCCGGCCAACGTGGAACACATCTTCTGTGTCGACCTCGACGATGAAGTATCAATGGAGATGTCGCAGCAATTCGAGCACGTCGTTTCCGATCAGCGCAGCTGCGTCGCAGCCTGGAACAAGGGAGCGCGCAAAGCGTCTGGCGATCTCATCATCCAGCTATCCGACGACTGGCTTCCTCCGCTGCACTGGGACTTGCGACTGCTAGAGCTAGTCGCGAACCGCGATCTTGCGAAGGAAGAAGTCGTCATCGCCATTAACGACGGCGCACGCAAGGACTCGCTGCTGTGCATGGCGATTATGTCGCGCGCACGCTGGGAAAAGCAGGGCGATATGTTCTACGCCGGCTATGAGTCGGTCTTCTCGGATGACGAGTTTTCGCATCGAGCCTGGAATGATGGCGTCGTGATTGATGCACGCGACCGTATCACCTTTGTCCACGCGCATCCGCAATTTGGTCACGGTCAACTAGATGCGACCTATCAGCACAATAACCAGAGCGAGCGATACAAGCGAGGACGTGCTCTGTTTCATCTGCGCAATCCGGACGCTGTGACCAAGGAGGCATCATGAAGACGCTAAAGGATGTCACGCTGATCGCGACGGATGGGGCCAACCCAGAGCGCACCGCTCGCGTGATGCGACACTGCGAGCAGATGTTCGGCTTTGCGGCCTCGGTCCTGATCGACACGCCGCAGAACTATCAAGACGCGATGCGCTGCGAGATCGAAGGATTGGCTCGCCACGTTCACACCTCGCACGCGCTGTTCGTCTCGCATGACGGCTGGATCATCAACCCTCAACTGTGGAATGATGACTGGTTGCAGTACGATATGATCGGCGCACCTTGGCCGGCAGCCTGGGGCACAAAGCACCGCGTCGGGAATACCGGATTCTGCCTGCGTTCAAAGCGCTTCCTTGAGGCCACGGCCGCAGCGATTCCGCTCTGGGCTGGTCAGAATGGCGACGTGTTCACCTGCCAAGTGCTCAACCGCCCGCTGACTGAACTGGGCATGAAGTACGCGCCAGTCGAGATTGCCGCCAAGTTTTCATGGGAGCACTACATCGAGGAGGGCGACTGCGGACCTGCGTGCTCTTTTGGATTCCACGGCTGGGTCGCCGGGAAGACAGCCGATCAGTACAACCGACTGCTGCCATGAAGACCATTGTCTTAGTCTACCACGAGCGGCTGGGCGATATCCTCCGTTGCTTGCCAATAGCGAGGCACTTTGCGTCGATGGGATACGACGTAGCCATTGAGTGCCTGCCTCAGTATAACGGCGTCTTTGAGGCCGTCAGCTACGCGCGCCCGACATCGCCTGGGCGTGACCTCAAGGCACGGCGCATCGACCTTCAGATCTGGCCGGATAAGTACGTTGCTTTCCGCGCTAGTGGGAAGTCGTGGGAAGACTTCGTGTACGGGCTGCTGCCCGAGTGCGACGGCCTAGACCGTTCAATCGTCTTTGATCGAGTGCCGACGATGTCAGCCGTCGAGGACCATCTGTACGGTCCACAGACCGCCATCGTTTCCCCTTTCGGCTACAGCCAAACGGTCAAGATGTCGCCGGCAATCATCTGCCAGTATGCCTTCCAGACCTTCGGCGCTCCGATGCGAATCTTGGCCGAGGAGCGGCAGGCCGAGGCGTGCATCGCTGCCGGCTGGTCTGAGTCGCTGTTCCTCACGGCACGGTCCATTCCTGACCTGATCCGGATGTTGCGTGACGCTCGCCAGGTGATGACCGTTAACTCAGCACCTGCCATCATTTGCAATGCCGTGCGGTCGTCCTATTGGCACATTCCGTCCGGCACGCCGCAGGATGATACGATCACCGCCAAGTCCAAGGTTGTGACATTTGGCCCTTTAGTATGACCGTCCGAGACTTTGACCCGACGCGCCTGGAGGCGGACTTTTCGGCCATTCAAGATCAGGCTGGCATCACGTTCAGCATCTTCAACACGGTTATCACCGGCGTTTGGAACAACTCGCGCAACATGTTCCAGTCGTTCGAAGATCAGCGCCGAGACGAGGGGCGCTTCACGGTATTTTTCCTAGCGTCGCAGGTCGTGACTGCTCCGCAGCTGACCACGACTGTCGTGCGCGCGGGCGTGACGTACTTCGTCGAGAACATGGAGTTCGACGCCGAGGGCACTGGAGTTCAGATTGAGGTCAAGAAGTCGATATGATTGAGATTGAGGCACGCACCAAGGATCTAGAGATGGCGCTAGCGCGATTGGCTAGCGCGGCACGGGTGGACTATGGGCAGGTGGTGAAGCAGGAAGCGCAGTACTTGTTGCAAACTCTGCTTAAATTCACGCCGCCAAAGAGCAGGCCGCAGGGCAACGCCGCAGTTGCGCGCGACATGAATAACCTAACAACGCCTTTTGCGCATCGTTATTTCCAAGAGCGTCAGACTGAGGGCGGGTTCTATAAGTCAATTGCCAGATACGTCCGCACTCGCGAAAGCGGCAAACTCCAAGCGTTGTTCAATAATGCAAACTTGAAGGGGTTCTACGGGCTGCAACTGCTGACCACAAAGCAAGAAATTCTGAACATCCATAAGCAGAGACGGAACAATCGAGGTCGCGTTGAAAGCGGGAAAAAGCAGTACGCATCATACATCGCCGACGCAAAGGCCGTGCGTAAGGAAATACAATCTCGCGTAGGCTGGACGCTCTCCGGCTGGGTTCCTGCGGCCAAGGCTACGGGAGCACGTTACCTGAAGTTCTCGGACCGCTTCGGCGCAAAGAGCGGCACGCAGTCTTCAAACTTCAACACGCCCAATCCGTTTATCATCGGGCGAAACTTCAACGTGAAGATCCCGAACTATCAGAGCAAGGTCACGAGCGCCTTACGGTCACGCACTGGAACCACCGTAAAAAAACTGGAGCGCGTGCTTGCCGGCCGAGCGGTTAACCTCGGCTTTATTCGTGTGCAAGGCAATGGCGCTGTTCCAGCCGCAACGCCGCCGACTCCCACCGCATGAGTACCAGAACACAAATTCGAAACGCCATCGGCGCTAAGCTAACCGCCGGCGGTGCAGTCGTGCCGACCGCTAACCTGTTGCGAGGTCGGAATAACACTCTTACCTCAATGTCGTTTCCGGCCGCAGCAGTCTATGCCGTCGACGAACAGATTGAGGTTCGGTCGCTAGCGCCAAGCAATCGCGTGCAGTACCGCCAGCTTACCGTGAATGTGGACTACTTCACGGCACAGACTGGCGTGACGTACATCGACGACCTATTCGACAGCGGCTCGGCTGCGGTTGAGGCCGCGGTTTTGGAGGATGTCACGCTAGGGGGCGTATGCGATGACCTTCATCTGACAAACGTACAATATGTGACGGAGGACGATGAGGACAAGCGCTGGGGCGTCGCGCGTCATACCTTCAACTGCATTTATCTAACCACTGACTAATATGGCTAACCACCTGGGCCGCGAAGGCACCGTTCGAATCAGCAGCACCACCATTGGCGAACTGCGCAACTACTCGCTTGCGCATTCGTCGGATGTCGTCGAAGACTCCATCATCGGAGACACCTACCGCACTC